AGTGTTGTTAATTGTCGTTTTTCGGCTACGGCGTAATGGCTAGAGGTATTGGCTGGCTCGCAAAAGATCTCAAGCGCGAGATCGAAAACGCACGCGCCGAAGCCGGCCCCAAGATCATCGTGTCCCTCAAAGAACAAGGCCCTTGGTGGACTGGAACATTTGGCCGTAACTGGGAACTAAGCAGCCAGCCGCTTAAACCCACCAAAGAACGCGAGGGCGGCATCAACGACAGGACAAGACGAGACACAAGCCCACCTTCAGCACTGCAGCTTCCACTGGACAGCCCGCTGTATATCGGTAACACGGTTGAGTACGCCGGTTTTGCCGTCAACAACCCTTTAGCCATCCGAGAAGGGGTGACATACGAAGAACACGGCCAGCGTTTCCAGCTGACCGCTAAGTACCAAAACCCCGACTGGTTCAAGGTTTATACAGAAACTGAAGAAATTCTTGGCGACATCAGCGATGTATTTGTGGCCAGAGGATTTAAGCGAGCTGTATAGTGTAATAGTCAAGTCCAATTTTTATGGCTGGTACAAGAGCAATCGACAAGCTGCGGAAGGCGTTTAGCGTCGAAGCCCGCAGCAGCTACACGATCAAGAATGGCGACGAAGTTGTCCTGAAGGTGTTTTGGCGTGCTTTGACGATCGCCGACCGCGACCGCATCAACGACGTGATCAAAACCCTGAACAAGGGCGACGACGAGAACAGCTTGGAGTTTGCGCTCCAGACCATCATTCAGAAGGCTGAGGACGAGGGTGGCGCCAAGCTGTTCAGCCAAGGCGACCGCGCCGCACTGCGCAACGAACTGCCAATGGCAATTCTGTTGGACATCATGACCAAGATGCAGGGCATGGCAGAGGGGGTCGAGCCGGAGGCCGTCAAAAGCGCAGATTGATAAGGACCCGCAGCTTTACCTGCAGTTCTTTATCGCGGAAACCTTGGGCATGACGCTGGCCGAATTACGCCAGCGCATGTCCACGGAAGAGCTGTACGCCTGGAGCGCTTACTTGAACCTCAAGTCCGAGCGTGAGGAGAAGGCGTACGAACGCGCCCGTCAGGAGGCCCAGTACCGCAGAGTTCGCTAATCTGGATCTACTAGGCGGGCGTTTTCTGTGGCTGGCGTCAACTACGAAGTTAATATCCAGCTGAACGCCAAGCCGCTCGACGATCAGCTGAAAACTCTTGAAAAAAGAGTAAACGACCTCAAGAAAAACCTTGCTGCGCCATTACGAACAGAAGAGCGTGCCGCTAAACAAGCCGCTGCCAGTGCAAAGGAGCGAGCCCGACTCGAGGATCGAGCCGCCGCCGCCCAAGTAACTCGTGTCAACTTGGGTCAGCGACTAAATCGCCTTGAGGAGAAAGGTCTTGATGTAACTAAAGGCCGCACAATTATCAATCGCTCTTTGAAAGCTTATGAAGAAGGGCGTATCCAAACAGCCAGAGCACAGAACAGCCTGGCACGTACATATATTACGCAGCTCGAAAGGCAATTGAAAGTCGGCGTAAAAACAGGCCGTATGCAGGCCGAAAACATCGACGCATTATCTAAAGCGCAGGTAAAACGTTATACCCTAGATCAGCAAATACGTCGTTTAGAAGAAGCTGGATTAAATACAGATAAGTTACGCGCAAAACTGGGCGAAGTCACTACCGCCCAAGCACGTCGTCAATTTGGAAGCTTTAAGCAGCTAACAAATGAACTGTCTTTAGCTATCCGCAAAGAGCGCGACAGGTTAGAGCTGCAAAAGCGCCAGACCCGCGAAATTGAACGTCAAGCCAGGATTGGCGGACCCCGTAGTCCGATTGGCGGAAGAGCAAACATTTCGGGATCTCCCGCCGCTCGGGCGGCGCGTGGTGCAGCCCGGTCGCAGCGTCTTCAAGGTGTTGCTCTTGGTGCTGGCTTCCCGCTGTTGTTTGGCGGCGGCCCGGGCGCAATATTGGGTGGTGCCGCCGGCGGTCTAGTTGGCGGACCAGCCGGGTTTGCTGCTCAGATTGCACTTAGCGCCATCGGCCAACAGTTTGACAAGTTGGGCGCAGCTGCTCTCGATCTCGGCAAAGCACTAAACCCTCTTACGTTTGATCTGAAAACCGTTGCTGGCGCGACTGGTATTGCCGGAACAAAAACAGAAGAGTTTTTAGCCAAGATTGAAGAATTCGGCGGTAAAGCAGCCGCTGCTGCCGAAGCATCCAAGTTGATGGCTAGCCGCATCGGAAAAGATGCGACAGACGCACTAACCAAGTTCGGCAAAGATGCCCAAACAGTCGGTAATCAAATAAGTATTATTTTCACAAAAGTTCTTGCTGCTATTGCTGCTGCAGCCGGACCACTTTTGGCATCTTTAGGTGCAGGTTTAACCCGAATAAATCAACTCGGAGGTTTCAAAGAACGCACTGGTTTGAGTGGTGCAGATTTAGTTGCACAACAGTTTTTAACACGCACGGGCCGGCTCCAACCTAAGCAGCGACAACAATATGCTGTGGGCTTGGGGCTTGAAGCTACTGCTACTGCAGGTCAGATCCGTAAAGCCGCCGAAGCACGTGCGGCCACCAGCCAACAATCGTTTGAGACGCAACAGGCAACCGCCTTGGAGCAGAAAGCGGTTCGTTTAGAAGCCGAAGCGGAAGCAGCTAAGCAACCTAAGAAAAAAGGTCGCCGCAGCCGTCTACCCGACCTTCAAGCGGAAGAGAAAAAACTACAAGATCTACTTCGCCTGGACCGGGAAATGTTTGAGTTCCGGCGTAATGACGACGCTTTGGGAGTCAGACGTTTAGAGCACCAAATGCGTTTAGTAGAGTTTGCCGAAGAAAAAGCAAAAGTGCAAGCAAGCGACGTACCAAACGCGGAAAAACTCCAGTCAATAGCGAACATAGACCTGGAGATTAAGCGAGAAGAGCTGCAACTTGCTTACGACATTGATGAAATCAATAAAAAGGCATCCCAGCGTGCGTTTGAAGAAATGCAGAACAAAATTAAGCAGCAAAATCAGCTGAATAAAGGACTACAACAACAGCTACAGCTTGCAGAGCAAGTTTCAAATGTGCTTGGTCAGGGTATGACTCAGTCTTTCGAGCTACTTATTACGGGGGCGGAAAACTGGGGCATGGCATTGCGCGATATTGCTGCAAACGTGCTGCAAGACATTGCCCGGCAGTTAATCCAGATCTATGTGATTGAACAAGCAGTGGGCTTTATGCGCACATTGTTTAGTGCGACCAGCCTTACGGCACCAGGAGGTCGGTACGAAGGTCAAGCCGGAGCACTTGCCCCCAAACCACCGCCGCTACCACCTCTTCCCGCAAGAGCTATGGGGGGTGCAGTTTCTTCTGGCAAGCCTTACATGGTTGGCGAGCGCGGCCCCGAGCTGTTTGTCCCTGGCGCCAGCGGCAACATCGTCCCGAACAACGCGATGGGCGGCAGCAACATCGTCGTTAATGTGGATGCAACCGGATCCAGTGTCCAAGGCAATGGGGACGACTCCAAACGTCTTGGTGAAGCCATTGGCGTTGCCATCCGCCAAGAGCTGATCAAACAGAAACGTCCCGGAGGCTTACTCGCGTAATGGCCACTTTCCCCTCGATCACTCCCCGCTACGGCGCCCAAAAGACCAGCCGCCCCAACACCCGCACGGTGCAATTCGGCGACGGCTACCAACAGCGCCTGCTTTATGGCATCCCTTCGCACATGAACCCGAAGGAATGGAACCTGACCTGGGAAGTATCCGAAACCGACGCCGACACCATCGAAACCTTCCTAAACGCCCGCGCCGAGGATTCCGCCAGCTTCGACTGGACCCCGCTAGACGAAACCACGTCCTACAAGTGGATCTGCCCCGAGTGGAGTAAATCCATTCCTTATCTAAACCGCGCCACGATCACAGCCACCTTCCGACAGGTATTTGAACCGTAATGGCAGTTCCTGTTTCTGAGCTACAAAAGATCAATCCAAGCAGCATTATTGAGCTGTTTGAACTGGAACTGTACGCCAATATCCACGGCGTAGATTTTACCTACCGATTCCATGCCGGCACTAATGCTTTAAGCACTAACGGCAACATTGTCTGGGATGGTAACACTTACTCAGCGCTACCTATTGAAGTTGAAGGTTTTGAGTACAACGCTGAGAGCGGCAGTCCGCCACGCCCTACTCTTACCGTTGCCAACTTATTAGGAAGTATTACTGCAGTTCTTCTGGACGTAAATACCACTACGCCGGGCAACGATCTAACTGGAGCAAAGCTAACCCGTGTTCGCACCTTAGTGCGTTATATCGACGCAGTTAATTTTACAGACGAAACAAATCCATACGGCACACCAGATACCAGTGCAAAGCTGCCCGATGAGGTTTATTACGTTGCCCGAAAAGTCAGCGAAACCCGCGATGCCGTCCAATTTGAGCTGGCAGCAGTATTTGATCTTGCTGGTGTGCGTGCGCCAAAACGTCAGTGCAGCGCCAACCTTTGTCCTTGGATTTACAAGGGCTCTGAATGCGGTTACAGCGGCACCGACTATTTTGATGAGAACGACAAAAGTGTGGAGGATTCCGCCGATGACGTATGTGGCAAACGCCTAAGTAGCTGCCAAGCCCGCTTTGGTACATCAGCAGAACTACCCTTTGGGGCATTCCCAGGCATCGGCGCATTTAACGGATGAAGGCAACCGCTAAGGCAAAAGCACTGGAGCACGCAAAGGCGGAGGATCCACGCGAAGCCTGCGGTTTGCTGGTGGTGGTCAAAGGACGTGAGCACTACGTCCCATGCAAAAACTTGGCGGAAGGCAACGAGTTTTTCATTCTCGACCCAGCTGACTACGCAGCAGCAGAGGACAAAGGCGAAGTCACCGCCGTCATCCACAGCCACCCGGTCACCCCACCGATCCCCAGCCAAGCTGATCGACTGGCGTGCGAGAAATCCGGCTTGCCCTGGTACATCGTCAATCCAAAGACGGAGCAATGGGGAAGCTGCGAGCCCGAGGGTTACAAAGCACCGCTAATCGGTCGCGAATGGGTCTGGGGCGTGACCGACTGTTGGACGCTGGTGCGCGACTGGTACGCCGAACAGGGAATTGAGCTGCGGGATTGGGATCGCCCGACCACACCCGAGGAGTTCAACGAGAATCCGATGTTTGATGACTGCTGGCAGGACATCGGTTTTTACAAGGTGGATATTGAGGAGATGCAGCCCGGCGACGCGCTGCTGATGGCAATCGACTCAAACAAGCTGAACCACGTCGGCGTCTACATCGGCGATCAGATGGTGCTGCACCATTTACGCGGCAGGTTGTCTAGCCGTGATTTATTGGGCGAGTGGCTCCTAAAATGCACTGGCAGGGTGCTTCGGTATGGTGCGTGAAATCAAGCTATACGGAGCCCTCGCAAAGTTTGTGGGGCAGCGGCGGTTTTTAGCGGAGATCAATAGTGCTGGCGAAGCAATCCGAATGCTGCTGGCCAATTTTCCGGGACTGGAGCAGCACATGGCTGACCAGCATTACAAGGTGATCGTTGATAACTACGAATCCGAACTGGAAGAGATCAACAATCCCGCATCCCAGCGAATTCAGATTGTCCCAGTTTTGGGCGGTGCCGGTGGTGGCGTCGGCAAGATTGTTGCCGGGGTTGCATTGGTTGCGGCAGCAATTCTGTTGGCACCAGCCGGCGCAACGATTCTGGGTATCGGCGGATTAGGTGGCGGCCTTGGTGCTGCCGGCGCTGCTGGCTTTTTAACTGCTGCTGGCGCTAGTGCCATTGCGGGTATTGGTGTTGCACTAGCACTTGGTGGTGTTGCTCAACTTCTTAGCCCCACACCGCAATTAGGCACCATCGGCCCTCTTGGCGGTGTCGGTGGAACGGGACGGCGGCAAACATCTACTGAGGGAACGGAATTTGACCCGCAGGAGTCTTATAGCTTCAGTGGAATTCAGAACACCAGCAAGCAGGGCGTACCTGTCCCGCTGGTCTACGGCGAAACCATCGTTGGCTCGGTGGTG